AGAAGGCAGTTATTCTGCCTATGCTAGAAAAATATGCTTCCCCAATCGGGAGTACTAAACTTTTAGATAACAAAGCAATCTTTACTACTGTTGGCGAAAACCTATTTAGTGCTGGTCAATCGGTAGTTATTACAGGTTGTGGCTCACCTTACAATGGCACTCGCACGATCTTAGATGATGATAATTTAGGCGAGTATTCGTTTGCTGCTGCGATCACAAACGCCGATATTAACGAAGCAAACGTAATCCCAAGTGGTCTAGCCACCCTATCGGGAGCTTCTACTTATGTAGGCAACGACGCAATAGAGTCCGCAGTTTATGTCGTAAGCACCGAGGTATTCCAATCACGCACCGCAGCTGGTGGTCAGATCGAGGGCGTGGACTTTGCACCAACACCGTTTCGTATGGGTAGAAGTCTTGTCAATCGTGTCCAGGCTCTACTAGCGCCGTTCATTGATGTCGAGACATTATGCCAATAAGCACTACTCGCACAGCCCTAGAGACTGCCCTAAGCGGTATTCCAGCCAATGTTTACAATTCTGTACCTGAGTCGGTAATACCACCTGCAATAGTTATTGTGCCTGACAGCCCATACATTGAGTTCGAGACAATAAGCAAAGCTACAATCAGGTGCAAATTAAACTTTACTATTACCGTTGCAGTTAGTTATTACAGCAACGAAGCAGCGCTAGATAACCTAGAGACGTTGCTACTTTTAGTCTTAGCAGCTCTGCCTGCTAATTATGTAGTTGGGGCAGTAGATCGCCCGTCAATTACGCAAGTCGGTGCGAGTGACTTACTCGTAGCTGATTTTAATGTATCAACCTACTACACAAACTAGGAAGCAATATGGCAACAACAGTAATAACAGGCAGAGACATCACTCTATCTTTTACAGGTGGTACTGATATTGAAGCACAAGCAACAAGCGCAGTATTGACCAAAGTTAATGAGCGTCAATCATACGAAACACTAGACGGAACAGCTTACAAAACTACTAACACTACTGGTACTTTCGTACTTGAGATGTTGGCAGACTGGGGCAAAACTAGCTCAGTATGTGAAGCTCTTTACTCAGTAGCAGAATCCGCACCTGACACACCAATATCAGTAACTATGACAACAGCCACAGGCGCTTCGTTTGTCTTTGGCATATTCCCAGAGTTTGCTTCTGCTGGCGGTTCAGGCGTAGACGCACAGACAGTTACTTACAACTTCACAGTAGACCGTGGAATTGTTACAGAGACCTTTAGCTAAATAAATACAATCGGGAGAACACAATGAAACTAAATATCAAGATAACTACAAACGCAGGTGACCAGGCTACTTACACAGCCCAACCGCCTGAGTGGCGCAAGTGGGAATTAGAAACTGGTCAAAAGATCAGCAAAGATCCTTCACTAGGTATTAGCGATCTTATGTTTTTGGCTTATCACGCTATGAAGCGCGAAAATCCAAACAAGGCACAGATCAGCCTGGATAACTGGTGTAACTTGGTTGCAGATATTGAGATAGAGGAAACAGCGATAAACCCCACCCAAGCGGTAGCCTCAGCCGACTAATAGTCGAACTAGCTATCGCAACACAGATCCCTATGCAGTATTGGGATACAGCTGAGGATATTGCAACGGCACTAGAGATACTTAAGGAGCGTAATGGCAGACGTTAAAGTCGAGTATGACAAAGCCGACCTACGCCAAATCCTTAAATCCTTCAAGGCTATGGACGAGGAAGCAGTAGAGCAATCTAAGAAGTTATCTGCTGAGTTGGCTGAGTATGCTGCTGATCAAATTAAGTCTGCTGCTAGACGTAATAACAAATACCCTAAAGGATCTATCAAAGTTGCTGAGGGTGTTCGTATTGCTAAGTCCAGCAAGATCGGTGAGTTTAAGTATGGTTTTGCTAGTCAAAAGTTAAGTGGTGGTGGTAATACTACCGACATACTTTATGGTTTAGAGTTTGGATCTAGGCGTTACAAACAATTCCCTGGCAGATCGCCAAACAGAGGTCGTGGTAATGCTGGCTACTTTATCTACTCAACGTTAAGAAAAGAACAGCCTGAACTTATTAACAAGTGGGAAAAGGGCTTCAAACAGATTACGGATAAATACTAATGGCTGGCAATCGTACTCTTAAACTATCTATCCTTGCTGATACAGCAGATTTAGTTAAAGGCTTAAAGACAGCCGAAAATGAAACCCAATCTAGTAGCGGTCGTATTGGTAATGCCTTTGCAGCGGTTGGTAAAGCAGCTGCCGTAGCTGGTGCTGCCGTTGCAGCCTATGGCGTTAAATTAGCAGTAGACGGCGTTAAGGCTGCTATTGAGGACGAACAAGCCCAGGTTAAACTAGCCGGATCTTTACAGCGTGTTACTAAAGCTACTGATGATCAGATCGCAGCAGTTGAAAAGCAAATAACCGTTACTGCACTTGCGACAGGCGTTGCAGATGATGAACTACGCCCTGCGTTAGATCGCTTAACTAGATCTACTAAGAACATTGAGCAATCTCAAAAACTATTAAACTTAGCCCTAGACATTAGCCGAGGTAGCGGCAAGAGTTTGGAATCTGTTACTAATGCTTTATCTAAATCCTTTGAGGGTCAGAATACAGCTTTAGGTAAATTAGGTGTAGGTATCTCAGCTGCTCAGTTAAAGACTATGGACTTTGACGACATAACTAAGCAACTAGCTAATACCTTTGAGGGTGCTGCTGCTGACGCTGCTGAAACCTTTGCAGGCAAAACAGCCAGGTTACAGGTTGCCTTTGATGAAGCTAAAGAATCTGTAGGCGCTGCCCTGCTACCAATCTTGACTCGCCTGTTTGACTTTATCAACGAGTTTTTAGTACCAATCTTTGATCGTTTTCAAAACGATACGTCAGGCTTAGCCAAAACAATTAAAGACTTCTTAACACCTGTTCTAAATACTTTACGATCTGCTTATGAAAAGATCAGCACAGCAGTTAAAGAAAACGCTGACGAATATCGTCCATTAATTGACCTGCTTAAATCTTTGGCTAACTTTGTTAAGGGCACAGTTGCACCGATATTGGTTGATGTATTAGGTGCAGCCTTTAGGGGCATAGTAAATACAGTCACCTTCTTAATTGACAAGATAGGCGATCTAATCCAATTGTTTGCTAGATTAGGTACTGCCATTAAGAACTCACCATTAGGTAAACTAGGTGCTGGTATTGCCGATCTATTCTCAGGTGGTAGTAAAGCAGGATTAAGCATAAACACCTTAGAAGGTGGATCTGCTCGCGGTGGCTTAATATCTCAATCTTTTACGGATCAGTTAGCAGAATCTTTAGCAGCTCCCGTTGCAGGTGTCTTATCACCAATTACAGAGGAGTTTAAGCGTAATGTCATTGGTCTAGTACCTGGCAATCCTAACGGCGTAAACAATGCTTGGATAGAATCTCTTAAAGACTCAGTAGGCTTCTTGATGGGTCGAGAAGGTGGGTTTGGTCTTTACAATGCTCAGGGTCAATTAACAGGCGGTAACAATCCTGGCAATATCCGCAACATACCTGGATCTGTAACTATCAACGTTAATGCTCCTAGCGTCATTGACGAGGAAGGCTTTGCTAGGGCAGTTGGTCAAGCTCTTAGCAATTCATCAGCTAGAGCAGGCACAGTAGAAATTACCCCTCAGTTTTCGGCGGTCTAATGCCAGCGTACACACCTAATCCAGCCGTACTAATTGACGGAGTAACTTACACAGGCGACACGCTTAATGGCGTAAGCATTACAACTGGACGAACAAGTGTTGATGAACAGCCACGCGCAGGATATTGCACGATTACTTTAATTACGTTTGACAATGATATTCCCGTAGTTGAGATAGATCACTCAGTACAGGTAGAAATAGATGATACGACTGGCACGCCTGTAATTATCTTTGCGGGCTTTGTTTCAGATGTAGAGCGCAGTATTCAGTCTTATGGATCAGTAGGCTTTGCTACTACTACACGCATTACAGGTGTTGGATCACTTGCTAGATTAAATAGGCGTTTGGTTGGGTCTACAGGCTTTGCCAAAGAGTTTGACGGTACTCGTATTCTAAACATAATTAGCGAAGCCACAGCTGAGCGTTGGCAAGATACTCCAGCAGCAGTTACTTGGGCTGCCGTTGATCCTGCACTTACCTGGAACACTTACAATCCTTATTTAGGCAACATAGATACGCCTGGAGATTATGAAATAGTTGCATATTCTGACGGCGCTACTAATGCCTTTAATCTTGCTGGGTTAGTTGCTAATAGTGCTAGGGGCATACTTTATGAAGGCCGTGACGGTAGGCTTAATTACGACGACGCAAGCCACCGAGTTAATGAAGTTAGCACTAATGGATTTACTACTATTCCTACTAACGTAATACTGGCAAGTAACTTATCCACAGTTGAGCGTATGTCTGACCTTGCCAATGACATAACAGTTATTTACAAAAACGGACAAAGTGAGTCAGATACTAATGCTGGTTCAATAAGCGAGTATGGGGAATTAGCCGTATCTATTACTACTTTGCTAGAACAAGAGTCAGCTGCTTTAGCCGTGCTTGATCTTTATTTAACTACCCGAGGTTACCCTCGCAGATCTTTAAGCAGTATCACAATACCTTTACAGCTTGACTCTATGACCAATATCTTGCGTGATGATTTAATTGAAGTTTACAACGGTATGCCGTTGGAGATTAACCCACCTGACACAATTTACGAGAATAACTTTGCTGGGTTTGTTGAAGGCATAACTTGGACAATAAACCAAAAAGAAGTATTTTTAACGCTTTATCTGACAGAATACGCACTAAGCGTACTAGCACAGAATTGGAGCCAGGTTTCACCTTTAGAGGCTTGGAATACGGTTTCAGGTACACTAGACTGGGCAGAAGCCCAAGTCGTAGCATAAGGAGCAATAATGGCAACAACACCTAACTACAGCTGGGTAATGCCTGATCCTACCGACTTGGTTACGGATCTACCAGCTGACTTTGAGATCTTTGGTGACGCAGTAGATTCGTCAGTATTCGAGATAGAAACGCAAGTAGAACTAAACAATCAAACAGGAACTACTTACACTTTAGTAAGTGCTGATCGTGGCAAGTTAGTATCGTTTACAAATGCAAGCGCAATTACTTTAACAATACCTACCAACTCTACAACAGCCTTTCCAACTGGAACACGCATAGATATTATTCAAACTGGCGCAGGACAAGTAACAGTAGGTGGCGCAGGAGTAACAATTAACAGTAAAGACAGCAACAAGAAATTATCTGAATCGGGTTCAGCAGCTTCTTTGATTAAGTTTGCTACTGATACTTGGTGGTTAGTTGGGGATTTAAGTGCTTAGATTTATTGGTTTTAATGCACAAGGAGTCGTCCAAAATCCAGTCGTAGATTATTTAGTCGTAGCAGGTGGTGGGGGTTCAGGCGGCGGCGGAAATAATGTTGGGGCTTTTGGCGGTGGTGGCGGTGCAGGCGGTTATCGAAACTTTACTGCACAAACTTTAATCCTTGGGGTTGCTTACACCGTAACAGTTGGTGCTGGTGGAAGTGGCGGTGCATTACAGACAGCAGGAACAAAAGGCTCTAACTCAGTATTTGCAACTTCAACTTCTACTGGTGGCGGATTTGGCGGTGGTGGAGCAAGTTCACCTACCGCTGGCGGTAATGGTGGTTCAGGTGGTGG